AGTTGCTTAACTTCCTTAACAACACACAACCTGCACTTGTTTTCAACTGGAACTATGGTTCAGGTGCATCTGAAGTTCAAATCCAGGCAACTCTTACTAAGGGCGCTTACACCACTGGTGTGATTGAACGCGGTGAAGATTTTGTACAGGTAACAGTGGACATTAACGCGCAATCAAATACAACTGATGCTGGTTCTTCAGGCGGTTTCTCACCTATTAAATGGGTATTGCAGAACGCTAAGGCTTCAGGTACATACGCATAACTAGATCAGGGCGGCGGTGTGGTTGAGGGCGATTGCCTTCCCGCTCTCCCACACCGCTTGCTCTCCTTTTAGGTATGATTTAGGAAGGCAAACTAACAGGAGGCATATATGTCAAAGAAAGTAACACTTCCATCAGGGGCAACAGTCACACTTAAAGACCCTTCAACATTGCGCGTAAAAGATCGTAAGCGCGTTATGAAAACGGCTGATGGAGCAGAAGGCGGAGATCTTACAAAGGCGCTTGCATTAGGTGATGCACTTATTGCCATGCTTGTTGAAGAATGGTCATTTGATTTACTTCCACCTTCAATCAAACTAGAGTCATTAGATGAACTCACAATGGTTGATTATGACTCTTTGGTGAAGCACACACAAGACGCTCAAAAGTATTTGTTCCCTAATTTGGCTGAAACGCCTGAAACAGAGGCAGACCCAAAAGCGCCTGGCGAGAACTCCAACGCCTAAAATGGTTACTCAAAGGGGGTGAACGCCATGAGGCGTTTACTTACCCTGATGAGCATTGGTATTACTACGCAATGGCGGAACGATTTGGTTGGACACCTGAACAAGTAGATAACCTGCCCGCAGGAACGGCTGATTGGTTGTTGGCAATTGCTCGCATCACAGAAGAAGTAAAAGCAGAAGGGGCGCAATAATGGCTGGCATCATTATTAAAAATCTTAAAGATGTTCTTGCCGCTGTAAATGGTGCTGAAGCAAAAATAGAACAAGGCGCTCAAATAGGAATTATGCGGGCTGGCCTTGCCGTGGAACGACAAGCCAAATTAAACTTTCAAGGCACACGCAGTTATGAAAAACGCGTAAGTAAAAATGGCAGAGGCTATCTTGTAATTACACCACCAAAACATCAAGGTGGATCAGGGCCAAATACAGTTACAGGTAATCTCAAGCGATCTATTAAAACTACTTACCGTACTGGTTTTGGAAGTTACATTGCTGAAGTTGGGCCAACAATGATTTACGCCCGCCAGGTTGAAAAGGGCGGTGGCAATTGGCGTTCAGGGGTAAAATACCCTTACTTAGAACCTGCGGCTTTAATGCTATTGAGAAATGGCTCAATCAACAGGATCTTTATAACCGCTATTAAAGAAAAGTTGAGGGGATAAATATGGCCGATCTAATCCCCCCAATGCTGATTAAATTACAGGCAGATGTTAATGACCTCAAAGTTGGTTTGGCTCAAGCAGAAAGCGCGCTTAAAGGCGTAGATGACTCTGTAAAAACAGCATCAACTGGCATGACTAATTTCATTGGCAAAATGAAACAAGTTGGAGCAACAATTGGTGTGGCTTTTGCTGGCCAACAAATTGCTCAATTTGGTAAAGACTCAATCATGGCCGCTTCTAATTTTAATGAAGCCTTTTCTAAAGTTAGTGTTGTGTTTGGCCAAAATGCAAAGGCAGTACAAGATTGGGCAAGCACAAGCGCGGACAGTTTTGGTATGTCTAGCCGTAATGCTCTTAACGCCGCAGGAACATTTGGAAATTTATTTACGGCATTTGGTTTAGGCTCAGAAGATACTAAAAAATTCTCAACATCATTAACTGAACTTGCCGTGGACATGGCTTCTTTTAATGACATGTCAGTAGATGATGCGCTTAACGCATTGCGTTCAGGCTTGTCAGGTGAAACAGAACCTATGAAAAAGTTTGGTTCTGTTCTTTCTGAAACCCGCTTAAAGACTGAAGCCTTAACTTTAGGACTTATCAAGAATACTAAAGACGCGTTAGATCCTGCCGCTAAAGCGCAAGCCGCTTATTCCTTGATTATGAAAGACACCATAATCCAACAAGGCGATTACGAAAGAACCGCAGGCGGTACTGCTAACACTATGCGCCGCGTAGCAGAAAAAACTGATGATGCTATGGTTGCTTTTGGCCAGGGTTTGTTGCCTGTTATGAACGCGCTTTTAAAGGTAATGGAAAAAGGAATTCTTCCTGCCTTTAGTGCTTTAGCAAAATTCTTAAAAGACAATCAAGCGGCATTGATGGCTTTTGGTGCAGTCATTACCGCTGGTGCGGCGGCCTGGGGTGTTTACACATTGGCTGTTAATGCTTCAACAATTGCAACTAAAGCATGGGCGGCTGTAACAAAAGCAAACCCTATTGGTTTGCTTATTACTGCGGTTGCTTTACTTGCGGCTGGCATGGTTACGCTTTGGAATAAGAGCGACACATTCCGCAAGATGATAATTGAAGTAGGCAAAGCGGGCGTTACCGCTATGGGATTTATCATTAAGATAACTGGCGAACTTGTAACAGGAATGATGAAACTTGTTACTGGGCCAATGCGTCTATTGCTTAAAGGCTTGTCTATGCTTGGTAACAAATCCGCAGGAGACGCGCTAAAAGAGATCAATGGAATTATTGATAACACTGGCAAATTCTTTGACAATGCCGCTAAAAAGGTTGATGGGCTTAAAGGCAAACTTGATGAATTGGGCAAACAAAAGCCTGCCATTGAAAAAGCAAACACTGCGGCTAAAGATAAAGCCAATCAAGTTACTGATAAAGCCAAAGACAAAGGCAAATTAACAGACGCAGAAAAAAGTAAATTAGAAAAGTATCAAAAAGATGTTCTTAAAATTTATAAGGACATGAATGATGCCATTGCTGACTCTCAAGAAAAGGCTGACAAAGAACTTCAAGAGCGCAATGACAAGATGATTGAAGCGCATAAAGATTATGATGAAACCGTTCTTGAAGCGCGCAAGCGTTACCAGGAAACAATTGAAGATGCAGAAAAGAACCATGCTGATCGCTTGGCTGATTTGCAATATCGTTTTAATGATATAAAAGAAAAAGCAGAAAAGCGTTATAACGAAACAGTATTAGAGGCTAATACTACTTATGGCGAGCGCACTGCGGAAATACAGCAACAGTATCAAGAGCGAAAAGAAGAACTTCAAAAGAAGTTTTTAGAAACTCTTGCAAAAGCACAAAAGGCTTATGATGAAAAGGTATTAGATCTTCAGGCTAAGTATGAGGAAACTAAGGCGCAGGCCCAAAAGCGTTATGACAAGGCTGTTCTTGATGCAAAAGAACGCAGACAAAAGGCTGAAGATACTGCGGAGAAGCGTTTTAAAGATACTCAATTACAAACTGAAAAAGATTATGCCAAAAAGGTATTAGATCTAAACGCTAATCTTGAAAAGAAACTTGCTGATTTGCGTGAAAGCGCCGCAAAGAAATCAACAGACTTAACTAAGGCCGCAACAGAAAAACAATTAAACATTGTTCAACAGTCAATGGATCGTTTGCGTAATGCTTTTTCATCTAAGACTGGATTTGATTTAGGTGCGGCTTTTGGTGAAGAAGGTGCAAGCGCAGGAACATTGCTTGAAGGATTGAAGAAAAGTCTTTCTGCGGCTAAAACATTACAGGCTAATGCTGGCGCTCTTGCTGGCATGGGATATAGCCAGGTGTTTATTGAAGAAGTTGTTAAGCAAGGCCCTGAAGCGGGTAACAAAATTGCTGAGGCTCTCAAGGCCGCTTCTCCTGCCGCAACCGCTGAACTACAAAGTCTTTACGGTCAAATCAATACTGTTTCTACTACTGGTTTAGATGCGCTCGCCGCAACTATGAACCAGGGCGGACAATTAGCAACCAAAGAATTAACTGATGCTTACCGCGCAGTTTCTACTGATTTGGCCACAGCACTCACAGAAGTTCAAAAAGAATTACAATTAAATTTAGCAGAAGTTAATGCCGCTTATGACATTGCAATGGCAGAGGCCAAAGTTACCCGTGATGAAAAAATGGCAAACGCGGCTCTTGCTTTTCAAGAGGCTTTGTCTGCCGCTAAAACTACTTTTGATACTTCAATTGCTGACGCTACGGCAACATTAAATGAGGCTTTAACAACTGCTAAAACAAACCTTGATAATGGTTTGGCTGAAGCATTAAAGGCTCTTAATGAGGCTAAAATCGCCGCTCAAAAGGATCTTGATGAAGGTTTGACTGAGGCTGAAAAGACTTACACGGAAGCGTTGGCTAAGGCTAAGAAGGCTCTTGATGACGCTCTAGCCGCGGCTAAAAAGGCTTTAACAGACGCTATGGCAGAGGCTCAAAAAGATCTTGATAAAGGATTAGAAGATGCGGCTAAAGCCCTTGCAGAAGCCCGTGAGAAGGCTAAGAAGGCCCTTGAAGAAAGATTGGCTGAGGCTCAAAAGATACTTCAAGACGCTCTTATAAAAGCACAAAAAGATTATGAAGCCGCTATTGATGCAATTAGTAAAGCAACAGATGAAAAACTAGCAAACTTAAAACTTAAACTTGCTGAAGTTGCCGCACTTATAGCCAAACTAGGAGCGTCTCAAGCGGCGGCAAGTGCTTTGGCTCAAGCACCAGTAAAACCAATTATTACCCCAACCAACAATTTAGTAGGTGGTGTTAATACAACTACATTAGCGGGAATTAACGCCGCCAGTGGAACAAACATTACAATTAACAC